TGCTTTCTTACATGCTTCCGCAAATGCTTCCACTGTATCTTTTTTTAACTTGTAACTTTTGGCAACGTATCCTGCTTTTTTATTCCACTTTGCACTTGCCTTTGTCTGTGGATTCGCTTTACTTTCCATGTCTTATCAACCTCACAATCTTCGGAAGTACGTCAATCAGTTCAAGTATTGATGCAAACAATAATATCAAACTTGTGTAAATACTTCTCTCTCCAAACTGTAGCACGATCGCAAACAGTAGTACCATGTCGTAAAATGTTATCTTCTTCATTTTTCTTTTAAGCTAATGTGTGTTATACTATTGTTACAAAGGATCGGGAGATTTCTCTCCCTTTCCTCTGTTATTTCAACTAATGTTATTAGTTGAGTGCTTGTATTAGCTGGGCAATTGCTGCTATTAGCATGGCGAGTGCTGTTATTGCTTTAATGACCAGCTTTGCAAGCTTTTTCTTTTGTTTCTTTTTCATTAGCTTTTCCTCCTTCCATGTTTATATAATATCATAGTGTGCACACTATGTCAATACTCTTTAAAAAAAGTTCTTAAAAAATAAACTTCTTAGATCTCAAATTAATCTCTCTAACAATTTTTTACCAAAACAAAAAGGAAACAAGATCTGCTGCCGTACTGCTTACGTTCTTGTTTCCTTATGTTTTTTAATATTTAATTAGCATTTCGTTGTTTTTGCAATTCCAAGTATATTAGAAATTGCATCCTGTAATACTCGCGAGTAGTTAATTCCAGCTTTATCAGCTTCCACACTCATCCAGTACGGAATTGTACAATTTTTCTTAACTGCTTTATTATCTACTTTTTTTCTGTACTCTACAAAGTCTACATCTACAAGTGTTACTGTATCTCCTGCTTCTACATTCTGTTCTTTTGAATTTGGCTCTGGAAGATGTCTTCCTTCATCCTCCATATCAATCCCCATTAATCCAATAGCATCTCTAGCCATTTCCATAGCTTCTGCTATTGTATCGCCTTCTGTAGCGATATCAAAATCAGGGATTTCTACATAATACCCTTCTTCATCCGGTTTTAAAATAATCGGATACGCTACTTTCCTTTCCATGGTATTGCTCCTCCTTTAGTTGACTGTGTGTTGGTTTGGTTTCCTTGATTTTTTAATAACTAACTCTTTATGAACCTACCAAGACCGGGGCTAAAGCCCCAGTTTCTTGATAATTGATTTTGCTAATCGCTCCTTGATTTCTGGATGTCTTGGAATTGGTTCCGTTCTCTCACCATCGGTATATAAATCATGGTTTCCACCATTCCTTTTTAAATACCATCCATTTTTTTCAAGGAGTTTCACTAAATCTTTTCGTTTCATAAAGATCTCTCCTTCTTTATTAAATTGTAATGAACTGCTATGCTTAAATTATACGTATTAAATGCGTATATGTCAACACTTTTTTGTACGTGTTTAATACGCATTTTATAATCTATTTAACGGACATCTATTACATGGTCCGTCCTGATCATATAACTCTTCTTGATTCTTTACGATTTCTGGATATTTACAATATTTATCACACATATCACTCTTTACTTTCTCTAAAATTTCAGTGATAGAACTTTCTTTGATAACTCCTGTTAACTTTTCAGTTACTGTCGATTCCTCGTACACGATTCTTTCTCCTTTCTGCCCGACCGAAGCCGGGCATTTCCTGCATTAGTTTTTGCGTCTCTTATGAGTTATATTGCGACTGGATCTTTATTTAATTGTCTCGTGTGGTATATAAAACATCCAGTGTCAAGCCTGACGGCTTGGATCTCTGCCCGAATCCAACATATAGCACCGATTGGTAGAACAACAAATAATTTACATGTTATATCAGGCAGAGATCTAAGCCGTCAGATCATTCTGCATCACTGTTTTTCTTTGTCAGACTCTGACAAAATCTCCTGTACTGCTTTAATTGCTTTGTTATACTTTCGATAAACCGTACTTCGATCCATATTCATTTTGTCTGCAATATCAACCATCGGCATATATCTTGCAAATTTTAACACAAGAATCTTTTGACACTCTTTGTCCTCGATCTGCTCAATCACTTTCGATACTTTCTTTTTGTAATCCAACAATCTGTCAATCTTTGCACAGATCTCATTCTCAATGTCAGCAATCTTTGCAGTCACTTCTGCCATCTGGTCCTTACAACCTGAATTATGTACTCCACATCCATCCCAGGTGCTTGTCCGTTTTGTTGCAAGGTCCATATAGCTTTTCTTGTCTTCAATCAATGCATCAATTTCATTGTCGATCCATCTGATCTTTTTCAAAAATTTTTTTGCCTTTTCAAATTCATTTTCCAATGTTCAATACCTCCTGAATGTGTTATACTTGTTCTGAGGCATTGGACTTCTCGTAAGTTCTTGTCTCTTTTTTCGTTTATTTCACGTTAAACTGCCATCGATACAAATCTGTTTTCAAAAAACATTCGTTGTAAGCACTTCTTCCTGCTTTAACACAAACATGAACCATCTTGCTGTAGATCGCAGCGATTTCGCCT